TTATCAATGTCCATTGCATTTTCAATGTTATTCATCACATGAGAAGGCCCTGGCCCTACCCAATGTTTTACAGGAGTTGTTAATTTTGCAACTCCGCCATTATATGCACTTAAACCATTTACTTGAAAGGTTTTACCAACTTCAGATGTAAGTGTTGCCAAACTCCCAGGCAATTCATTACCATTTGATATATTTACATTAATATCTGTTAAAGGAATAGTAACAGGATTACCCGTCACTGGTGTTATAACCAGAGTAGAATCTGCACCGGTCTCATCAGTAAAGAATTCATCATTCTCATTTTTAGGATCCGATATTCTAAAAACTGCTTTACCATCAAGTACTACATCTTCAAATGTTTCATTCTCTGCATAAATAAATTCATCCAGATTCATAAAAGTATAATACGCCTCTAATAGGTTTTTTATACCTTCTGAATTTTCTAGTATCTCTGATGGAATAAGTGAATCAACTCTTAATTTTTCTTTACTCTTCCGAGTAGAAGAAGCAGTTGATTCAATGTATCCTGGAGATGATACATCATTGTGAAATAAATTTAAGTCCTTGTGAGGCATTATCTAAGTCTCGATGGAGTTGTGTAATTAATTGTTCCAGTAGAACCAGACACAGAAATAGTATCAACACTTGGAGTAATTTGAACTCTGAGAGGGTCGATGGCAATTAACTGATCTCTTTTTGGAGCCAAATCTAATGAATCAGGTGTGATAGTAAGTCTGATTGGATCTGTATTATAAGAAGTGAAATTATTTAATGTAACGGTTCCTTTATCAGGATCAATTAATCCTGCATCATTCACTACAGTAACATTAACACCATCAACAATCTTGTAAATAATTACTTGTCTATTTACAGTACCGGCAAGTGGTATATCGCCAAAGTAATGATCAATAGTAGAAGAATATGCCAATTTAAATGGAGTTGATGTAAGGATAAATTCTGTACTAGAGCCAGACTTATAAAACGGCGAAGTAAATTTTAATGTGAAGTTATTTACACCTTCTGTTGTTGAAGGAGTAATATTCATAAACATGTAAGGTCTTACTGTAGAGTTTTGTATTGCTGGGTCAGAATTATCAATTAAAGAAGTAATTTGAGAATGTCTAAACACACCATCAAATTTATTTAACTGGTTAAAATTATAATCCGAAATAGTATCTCTGACAACCGATGTTAATTCTACAGCCGTTCTATCTGTAAGGTTTGGATTATACTTAAAGAATACATCCAATTCCAAATAAGTATAATTTGGGTCTACAAGTTCGGGTGTAATTGATACTACGTTTTTACCTTTTAAAATAGTTCCAGTAATTTCATCCTTTTCTGCCTGAGTTAAAGTCTCTGCAATAATAGGTTTAATAGAAATATATGCCTTACCATAATCAGGCGGATCATTATCTTCACCACCCCAACAAGAAATGGATGAGATATTAGTAAATTCTCTTTGAATAATTGCTCTATAATCATCAGAAGTAACCGCTCTGTTCTGTGATGTAAATGTAAGTGGAGCATTAAATCGGATTGATTCTGAAGTTTCTTGTTCAGCACCACCGGCAGCTGCCGTAATAGTTGTTACGGTTGAACTACCAAATCCCCCAATAGAATCTGAAAGAGTAAATACATCTGCACCATTTGATTCAGCACCTTCGGTATATACATAGTCCAAAGTAATAATATTATTGTTACTAGGTTTTCTGCCAGTTACTCCATCACCAAAATAAATTTCATAATAATTACCAGCATTTTCTTGTAAGTAATATACTTGTGAAGTGGAATTAACATTTAGTAGTGTTTCAAATCTTGTATAAATGTCGAACGAAGTTGATTCTTCATTTTCTTGTACACGAACTCTTAATGTACTAGTGTCTGCATCAGTATCAGATAATTGAAATTTTTGATTTTCAATATCATTATCAACTCTATATTTAAGTGACTTATAATAGCCCTGTGCAATTTCAACATTAGAAAATGTATAGGTTTTAGTATTAGGGTTAGTAGTTGTATTAACTGATAAAGTAGCCGTTTGTGTTTGTAGAGTTACATATTGATATTGTTCTTGCGCGACAGAAGTATTTAATTTAGTGCCTCTTGGCATAGTTAAAGTATTAGGTAATGTGCCTACTTCATTAGTAACATCAATTACAACATTTACTGTTGCTCTAGGAGCGAGTACTGATCTTGGTACATATCCTAAAAGTTTAGCCCTGGTGACTACATTACCACGAATTTGTGCTGAGTCCAAGAATGCCTCATTTAATGAGAAGTGAGCAGCAATGGCATTATAGTGAGTATTATATGCCAATACATCGAGAAGTGTACTTAGACCCGATCCTTCAAAATCATAACCATTAAACTCCGATTGAGTCTTTAAGTAGTTTTTTAGATTTTGTTTAATCTGATCAAAATCCAGTTCCGTTACATTTAAATTACTCGCCATATTTTACCTTAACCTTCTTAAAACGATTTCAACATCTTGTCTCGTGTCGTTTTCTTTAATTTTAAAATTTACTGTAATACGATATGAATTCTGGTCGTCCATAAATTGAACCTCTATGTTCTTAATGAGTACCCTTTGTTCATATTTCCTTATAACTCTTCTGATATTTTCTTTTAATGAAATTTCTGTAATTGAATCTGCCGGTTCAAAGAGTAATGCTCTTAAATTGGCGCCTTTGTCTCTACTGAAAGGTCTTTCATAAAAGTTTGATATTAATAAATTCTTTACAGCATTTTTAATTGCGTTATCATCCTTTAGAGGCATGATGTCATTTCTAATAGGATGAAGTTTTAAAGACAAGTCCAAATCCCTCCAACCTTTGACTCTGGAAGTAACCTTTGCTTTCTTTACATCTCCAATAACACTTCTATCGGATAATATCTTTGTTGAACCTGTAGTTGCCATATAACTATTTATACACTTTTATTGAAGGATTATAAGAACATTATCGCCTTCTTTTGTAGAAGTATCGAGGCGAAGTATAGTATTTATTACTGTCCAATGTACTGTCTTGCTGTAAGGTTCTTGGACTATAGTATGTTGTGCAACACCATTAACAGTAACGAGAGTCGGAGTACCACCTGGGAATACGAAATCGGTTTGGCCTTCTGTTGCAGTATATTCATGTATATCCGGACTGTCTGGATCTCCAACCATTACAGTTGTTACTGGAGATAAACTTGGAAGTGATGTCGCAGTTGCTCCTACAACACCTGTAATAATCTGTTCAGTACTGAGTGTAATACTACTCGGTAGACCAATTAATTTTAAGAAATCACAGAAAGTAAATGTAATCCATTCTATAAGAGCACCAAGTCCAATGGCCTTAAAGAATTTCTGTACTAATTGCATCCATTCTTGTATTAAATATTTTGGCCATTCTTCTCCAAAGTTTTTTAATCTCCTTTTAAACCTATCCATCTTTCTTTCCATACTCTCAACAAAGTCATTAGGTTCTCCACCCAATAAATCCATAAGAGAAAATCCTACAATAGAAATAGATTCCAACTGTGCAATTGCTTGTTTTCTTAATTCATCTTTTAGGTCGTCCGGTGCAGACTTTATTTGATCCTCGATTGAGGATATCATTCCTTCTATTATACTCTGGACATTTAAATTTGTCAACCCTGGGAGAGAAGGTAATCCAAGTGCATCCCATATTTCACTAAACTTATCTATTAAACCACCAAATGCTCCATGGAGAATTGCCAATGCACCTTTATTTAATTGTGTCATTACATATTCCCATACGGCCTCTGCCTTCATATCTGCAGATTCTAATCCATAAGTACCATCAAATGACTTATAAATATCGGGTAACATAGGATAAAATGTTTCTACTTCATCAACAAACTGTTGTTTAATAGTACCTTTATATGCAGGGTCAGAAAATAATTGTACAACATCTACTGATATTCCAAAAGGTGGTACGGGTACAGCAAAAGAAATAGGCAATACCTTATTGATTATTTCCATAAATTTGGCTTGAATGAACAGATGATATTCTTCTATCATCGCATTAATTCTTTTTTCCCATTCTACTTCTGGGATTTCTAATGTACCAAATACTGGCCTAGAAATAGAGACAGGAAAATTACCCAAGACTGATTCTATATCATCTAATATATCTCTGACTTTTTGTGCTTCTTCAGGAAGTCCTGCCAATTCTAAAGTTGCAATAGAATTTGTAATCTGATTAAATATATTAGTCAGATCAGCAGGTTTTGGTAATAAACTTCCCTCGCATGGTATTGTAATAGTTGTACTTGTCATTACGCATTTAATTTAATATTAGAGGCGACGATGGTAATAGTACCATCCGCATTCATTGTAATCCTTGAATTGGATTTATGTTTAATATTAATTCTTTCTCCACCATCGCTATTATCAATTTCAATTAAGTGACCAGACTTTGATTTATATACTTTATTATCAACCGAGGCCTCTTCTGGTAAATCTTTTGTTCCATCTGTTTGTGTTGCAATGGCACCAATGACCATTGGGTCTTGTGCACTAGGGCCATCTCTAAAGAATCCCACGACCCATGACCCTTCTTCTAAGTGATGATTACCGCCGTTACCTTTTATCGCCGCATTGGTAACTGGCATGACTACTGTTGCCCAAGGTAAATTTTTTGTGTCTACCCCATCATAAAAACCAAGACAGTGAACCTTTACCCTGTTAAGTCCTTTAGGATCATTAATATCTTTTATAACTCCAGTAAACCACTCAAACTGGCCGCCTATAAATTCATCACTTCTCATCTTTATTTACCTTTAATATATCATCTAATTTAGCATTAAAAGAATTTGTTTTTATTTCTACCTGCTGAGTATATTCATCTCCAAATTTATGGATAATGGATGATATAATATATTTGCCCGATTGCATTTTATCAAGATGGTCTTGACCTTTATCTCCAATATTCGTTTTTTCCACATTTACATTAATAACGTTACCAACTTCTAAATCAAAATTACCTGAAATGGTAATATCATGTGACAATGTATCTTCTGTCGATAAATATGATTGCCCTGTTGATAAATTATCTCTTAATGTACTATTAATATTACCATTTTTATCATATGCATTTTTATTTTCAGAAATAAAATAATTTTTTCCACTTTTTATTTAGGAAATTTTCTTTCCACCATATTGACTATTGTCTGCTCGATCGGGATATGGTTTATGTGGGTTTAATTTTTTTATTTTACTACCATAGGCAAATTCTTTAGGTTCTTTATACTCTTTTGTTGAAATGTCAATTGAATGTGTTGTAGAGGCGAATGCACCTTCACCTGTGGATATATATTTTGACAAATTAAGTTCGGAAGAAACCTTTCTAATTTTAAATTTGCTTTCATTAAAGTATTCTGGATCACCTATGGTTTTATCAAAGAACGGTTTATGTGAATAAGTACCTATAGAATCACTATCAATAAAATCTTCATATGACTTATACTTTACCCCTTCTTTTAATGTTTCATAAAAGTAAAAAGGAGCACCAGTAGTTGTAAACGAATTATTATTTAACCATTTAATTGCAGCAAATGGTCGTAATCTTGGTATAATACAATTAACCACTTTATTAGTTGACTCATTAATGTCACTTTTCTTAACGTCTAAATCTTTACAGATACCACTTATAATTTTACCTATAGTGCCATCTCTAAATCCAGAAACAGTAAGTGTATTATTAATATAGGCATGTTTTGAAACACATCTGAATACATATGAGGCCGACCCAGGTCTTGCCCTTGCGTAATTAATTACTTCTGAGATATAAAATTCATGTTTATGTACTTCGTTAATGGGATTATCAATAGGTTTTCTTTTTATTTCCAATGCTATTTTTTCATCGCCATTAATTTT